TTCTTTTTAAAATGGTGAATATTTTTTACATACTTCCTCAACATAACTATACTATATATTATAGCAAAAAGGCAATTACTATGTGAAAAAATTTATATAAATTTAAGGTTTATATGCAAAAATACGGGTATCCTATGTAATTCATGGGATTTTCCAGTTCTTTTTTCGCATGATACTAATATGCTACTATTTCCTGTAATTTCTCTGCAACTTCGATATGGCGGTTTGGATATAAGTGGCCATATACGTTGTTTACCATATCTACAGTGTCACCGATCCGTTCCGCAATAAGATGCGGAGAAAATCCCATATCTATGAGCATGGAAACGTGGCTGTAACGAATATCAAGGATTCTTATAAATTTAACTCCGGTGGCTTTACATATAGTGACCATCTGAAACCTGAACCATTCAGGATAGAAAAGGAAAAGCCTATCATCTGGATCATTTTTAATTAATAAAATAATTAGTTTTATGGTACTAAAACGGTACAACAAACCTTTCATGCACAACAAACCATCAAAACGAAAGATATGATTATTCCTCTCTCTTTTGATATTAAGAGGTATTGGGTCCAGGATAAGCAGTTAGTACGAAAAGATGATTGTGTACTTGGGAAATATATGGTAACATGTTTTAAGGAACAATCGTGTCACTGCAAGGGCGTTGGCCTTCCATTATACATAGATGGGAGGTGGTGCGGATGAAATATGATTTTAAAGACCTTATGGCCTTTGGTATGTTCATAGTCGCATTACTTACCTTTATTTTCGTAAATTGTAAGTAGCGTTTTTCTATAAAGTCCTGGAAACAGGCATAGAAAAACCACCCTTGTAAAACATTGGCGTGTTTGAGGGTGGATTTCTATCTTCTAATAGGCCAACCCCTTGTATTGGGGCGGTTGTTTCTTTAATATTATTCTAATACATAAGTACTCTATTTGCAAGTAAAAGTGACGTCACTTTGTTGTTACTATGATACTAAAATGATACTACTATTTTTAACAAGGACAGCAAATCAGGCAACAGTCTATGGTTCCGCAATGAAATTACAAGGAAATTCAATGCTTTTACAGTGGACAATCACCCATCTTATATTTACGGGTTATATGCAAAAATACGGGTAATGGAAACTGTACAGGAGAGGGGGATTTGCTTTTTCAATTCTCACAAATGTAAAATAATTATAAAATGGTTGAAAAACAAAGTATATTATATTACAATAATTCCCAAGAGATGATATTGAACAGGCACAAGGAGGTGATTTTAGTAAGCACCGTTCTGTTTGGAAAATATCAGAAAAGCCTAGAATGCCTTTAAATAAAGGATTTTGATGGCTTATTTTTTTGCTTTGGTACTATTTTGGTACTATTATTCAATTCTTCTAATTTATCTACCAGAGCGGTATGCTCGTTCGGGTACAGGTGGCCATAAACATTATTTACCATATCAACAGAATCCCCTATGCGCTCAGCAATTAGTATTGGTTTGAAATCTAGATTGATTAAAAGAGACACATGGCTATGCCTTAAGTCATGAACGCGGATGCGCTTGACTCCGGCCAGGGCGCAGTATGCCCTTAATTTCCTGCCCATAATTACTTTGGTATATTGAAATGCCCTGTCTTTTTCGTCTGGCTTATAGTGTCTTTGTTTATATCGAACAAGGCTATCGCACAAAAATGGAGGGATAGGAACCTTTCTTACGCTGCGCCGCGTTTTAGGAGTGGTGATAATATCGTCTGATCCAAAGCGATGATATGTTTTAGTTATGCTGATAACACGATTTACAAGATCTATATCTGCCCACGTAAGAGCGAGCGCTTCACCAACTCGCATACCCGTGTAGTATAGGACCGTAAATGCTTCGTTCAATCCTGGTTCATCAACAGCGATTATAAATTTATCGAATTCTTCTTTTGTCCAGAATGACATTTCTTTTCCATTGTCAGAGCTGCCAATAGATCCGGCTTTTTTGCAAGGACTTGCTTTCAGACCATAATAGGTGACTGCATAATTAAATATACACCTCAGTTGTTTATCCATAGCACGAAGGTAAATCGGGCTAAAGGGATTGTCTTTTTCGTCTCTGTGAGATAGTACCTCATTTTGCCAAGTTCTTATAACCTGCGGCGTTATCTTATCCATAGGAATATCTCCGAAGAATGGCATTAATTTGTTGATAATAATATTTTGTTTACAAAGGATTGTGGATTGTTTTAAACGATTTTCTATATCTTCAAAGTATATTTCAGTGAAATCTTTAAATGTCATTGAAAGACTCGAACTATTTTGAGATAGAAAAGATCTTTCCCATTCTTTCGCATCTCTCTGGAGCTTAAAGCCTCTTTTTTTCTTCTGCTGTCTTTTTCCGGCATAATCAGTATAATAAAATTTGCAATAGTATGTACCTCGTTCTTCGTCTTTATAAACTGGCATAATATCATTCCCTTTCTGTTTTTGGGTATAAAAAATACGCCCCTTGCCAGCGCGTCCTGAAAATGATATAATTCCATTGAATAGTGGATATATCTTTCCGGAAGTCCGGTAAGAGAAAATTTACGTAAAGCCGTTCCGGTTGGCGCCGGGGCGGTTTTTGAATTTTTAAATATTATCTGTGATAATCAACTACTTTAACAATATTTTCATTTCCTAGGTTGACCCCAGGTGTGGTATCAACCATCTGTGATTCTCTCCAGGTGTAAAGTGCCGCTTTATCAGATTCTCCTCTACTTATTGCATCTATATTTCTATCATAATCTTCTTGCGATTGCTCAGTAGTTTCATTTGGATTTTGGCAAACCCCATCTTGATCAAAATGATATGTTATGCCGTTTTCAAGGTAGTCTTCTGTTCTTGCGTCGCCTTCGGGATTCATATAATACCATTTTCCATCCGTGGTCTTTACCCAGCCTTTGCGCATATAGCCGTCAGAGCTAATGCAGTACCATTTTCCATTTTCCTGAATCCACGAACTAACTTTATAGCTTCCATCATCATTCTGATATCGCCAACCCGTAGTATCCTGTTTCCATTCTCCGGCCAAAGCTGTCATGCTCATAATTACTGAAAAAATAGAGGTTGTAATTAATAGTTTCGTCTTTTTCATACTCATTTCCTCTTTTCTTAGATGTTTTTACTTAAAAGCCATAGGCTATTTAAATCTTAATTCGATCATTTCTTTTTGATAACCCCATAATCTTGACAACTGATCAATTGTAAAATCTCGATGCTCATAAAGCATGTCGTTCCCAATTAGGAAGTTTATTGCAAATATGTTGGCTTCTTTTTCATAATGAGATGTATTTAATAATGTGCGCGAGTCCATGAATACGGCGTTGGCTTTCTTATGTAAAAGCATGTGACCCATTTCATGAGCGCACACGAACATCTTTTCATGGTACGGAAGATTTTCATCTATGTAGATAATGTTGTTTCTCTGAAAGTATTGATAAAACCCCCGAACACCAGTAAGTGGTGCAAATATCAGAATTACATTCATTCCTTTTATGACTTCAAATGGATTGCGGCTCTGGTACTTCCTTGAAAGTGAATCAGCCTTCTCTTTTATACCCATACATTTTGTCAGTCCTTTTTGTACTTTTTAGGAGTAAAGATCTCTTTGTTCTTCTTCTTTGCCATTTCCATACCAATTTGCATTGCAGATAAAATTGATTCGATCGCCTCCGGAGATGCGGGATCTCCATTAAACATGAGACCATCTTGGGAGAGTAGCATATCCCTTGTTGAATCAAGAATTTTTTCGATATCCCGCTCATCTTTACGGGTGAGAGGTTTGCTATCGGTGCCTTCAATTCCAAGTATATCATTTATACTCACATCTAAGTAGTTGGCAATTAAAACCGCTCTATCATATGGTATTTTGGTTACTTTTTTAGGATTTAGATATCCATTAGCAAAACCGCATTCTTTCTCTAATGCAGAAATAGCAATCTTTCTTTTCTTGCAAATATCTCTAACGTATTCAACTCCACTAAGCATGGTATCTCCCTCTTTTATGATATTAGAAAAAATCCTAAATACATATTGACTTTTTAGGAAAAGCCCTATATAATGAAGTTGTGATTAGGAAAAATCCTAAGATCACAATAATATAGGTTATTTATTCTAAATTTGTTCAGCAAACTAATTTTAGAATATAATCTAAAAAAAGTCAATAGATTTATGGAAATTCCTAATAAAAGGAGGTGTTTTTTTGTACTATAAAAAAGTAGAAGCCTACTGCAAGAAGAATAATATTGCTATTTCCGTGTTTGAAAAAAGGTGCGGACTTGGAAATGGGACAATCGGAGGGTGGATAGACTCTAACCCAAGAATTGATTCTTTGCAAAAGGTCGCAACTGAAATGGGCATTTCTCTGGCAGATTTGCTGCAGGATAACCAGAATATAGAAAAGGAGGAAAGTCAATGAGTAAGTTAATAATGACCGCTGCAGAAGTCGCTGAAATTATGGAAGTATCTGAACGTACTGGGTACAACGTTATTAAACAGCTTAACTGTGAGTTGAAAGCGAAAGGTTTTTTAACCAGAGCCGGAAGGATTCCGCGTAAGTATTTTTACGAACGAACAGGCTTAACGCCAGAGGAGGTCCCCCATGCGACAGTACTATGACAAGTTAGACGATTACACCGACACCCGCCCGTCGAAGCTGATGGAATTTACAAAGCGGATCATACCGGCAGTGATCTTCATCGGGAGCGTTGCTTTAATGTTTATGGTGATTGGTGCTTTAGAGACGTTGTGAGAGGAGGTGTGAAAGTGGCAAAGGTTGATAGAGCTATCTCATTTGTAGAAAGCAATCGCTTCATGATTGAAAGTCTTAAGAGTCAAAACGATGATAAGGATATTGTGTCATACATACTTAATATTCTTAAACGGCATAAAAAAGAAACCCCAGGAGCAGCAACTCCCAGGGAATCAAGGTAACACGTAAATCATTCACATCCCTATTATAAGGGATTCACAGGAGGAATGCAACAATGTCTATGAAAATCAATCAATTGGAGATTGAGAATGTAAAGCGGATTAAGGCTGTAAAGATCGAACCGTCAGCAAACGGCCTGACTATTATTGGAGGCAGAAACAACCAGGGAAAGACCTCAGTACTGGATTCTATTGCTTGGGTTCTTGGTGGGGACAAGTTTCGTCCCTCCCAGGCACAGCGCGACCAGTCAGTGATTCCGCCAAATCTTAAGATCACCATGAGCAACGGTCTTGTGGTTGAACGGAAAGGCAAGAACAGTGCCCTAAAGGTAACGGATCCGAACGGAGAGAAGGGCGGACAGCAGCTTCTTAATGATTTTGTAGAGCAGTTTGCCTTGAACCTTCCGAAGTTTATGGAATCAACCTCAAAAGAAAAAGCCCAGATCCTGCTTAAAATTATTGGGGTAGGGGACAAGCTCCTGACTCTGGAACGGGAAGAGCAGGAGAAATATAATGAGAGACTTACTATTGGACGCATTGCTGATCAGAAAGAAAAGTATGCCAAAGAGCAACCGGCTTACAATGACGCTCCGGTGGAGTTAGTATCTGCCTCTGACCTCATTAAAAAACAACAGGACATCCTGGCACAGAATGGAGAGAACCAAAGAAAGCGGGAGCGACTCCACCAGTTAGAACAGGAAGACCAGAGACTTATAGAGCAGATCCAGGAACTTCTGAAAAAACAGGAGGCAGTCCGGGCAGATCTTTCCATTGCCAGAATGAATGCAAAGGATCTGGAGGATCAGTCTACTGCAGAACTGGAGCGCAGCATTTCTGACATTGAGGAGATTAATCGGAAGGTGCGGGCGAACCTTGACAAAGAGAAAGCGGAAGACGATGCCAGAGAATACCGCAGGCAGTACGACCAGCTTTCGAAACAGCTTGATGAAACCCGTAACGCAAAAAATGAGCTTCTTAAATCCGCAGAGCTTCCGCTTCCGGAACTTTCTATTAAAGAGGGGGAACTGATTTACAAAGGACAGCAGTGGGACAACATGTCAGGTTCCGATCGGCTTAAGGTATCAACCGCCATTGTCCGGAAGTTAAATCCTGAATGTGGTTTCGTCCTCTTGGACAAGTTAGAGCAGATGGATTTAGAAGTCCTTAAGGAGTTTGGTGAATGGCTGGAAGCAGAAGGACTGCAGGCCATTGCTACCAGGGTAAGTACCGGTGAGGAATGTTCAATAATTATCGAAGATGGATATGTGGCGGGTCAGGAGCACCCGCTCATGGAAGATAAGAAGACAGGATGGAAGGAAGGAGTATTTTAATGCAAATTATTAAAGGAAAGTTGCCAGGGGCGAAGAAGACTGTTGTGTATGGACCTGAAGGTATTGGCAAGTCAACTTTTGCAGCACGGTTCCCGGACCCAGTATTTATTGATACCGAGGGAAGTACCAAGGATATGGATGTAGCAAGGCTTCCGGAGCCTAGCAGCTGGACCATGGTTTTGAATCAGGTTTCAGACGTAATCAAGACACCCAATGTCTGCAAAACTTTAATCGTCGACACGGCAGACTGGGCTGAGGCGCTTTGTACTACCAGCGTTTGCACGAAGAATCAGAAAAGCAGCATTGAAGATTTTGGCTATGGAAAAGGCTATACATATATTCAGGAGGAGTTTGGAAAGCTTCTAAATCTTCTTACTGATGTGACAAAAGTCGGAATCAACGTAGTTCTTACAGCTCATGCAAAAATGCGGAAGTTTGAACAGCCGGATGAAATGGGAGCTTACGATCGGTGGGAAATGAAGCTGAGTAAAGGTGTAGCACCTATGGTGAAGGAATGGGCAGATATGGTTCTGTTCTGCAACTATAAGACTATGGTAGTCAACGTGGACGGTCAGGGTGCTCAAAAAGGAAAGAATAAAGCTCAGGGCGGAAGACGAGTTATGTATACGACCCATCACTCCTGTTGGGATGCCAAAAACCGCTATGGGCTTCCGGACGAAGTGCCATTTGAGTATGACTCAATTCGCCACATCATAGAAAGTTCCGTTGCGGAAAATCCCGTTATGGAAGAAAAGAAGACTACTCCACCGGTTACTCAGCCGAAACAGGAGGACTCTGGGAGTACTGTCAGTCAGAGCCGAGAAGAGCCTCCAAAGGAAGAGAAAGCAGCTCCGCCGGTGGATACAAAGTCAGAATCAGTAACCCCACCAGATGTAAAGATTGATGAACGGATACCGAAAGCCCTTCGCGATCTGATGATCCGTAATCAGGTTGACGAGTGGGATATCCAGAATGTAGTTGCTGCCAGAGGATACCTTACAGCAGATATTCCAGTATGGAAGTATGAAGAGGTAAATCCGGGATTTATTGACGGGGTTTTGGTAGCTGCCTGGGATCAGGTATATGCAATGATTAAAGAAATGAAAAAGAATGACAGCTTAGTATTTAATTAAGGAGGATATGGCAAATGGCAGATTATGAAGCAAAAGAATTAGGATGGGACGATGAAGTGGAAAAAGGCGAAGGAGGCGGGGACTTTGTCCTCCTTCCGCCTGGAGATTATGAGTTTACAGTGGAATCATTCGAACGGGCCAGACACCCAGGCGGTGACAAATCTCCGGAGTGTAACAAAGCAATTTTAAAGCTGAGGATCGACACCCAGGAGGGAACCACTCTCCTTACAGAGAATTTACTTCTTTATGATAAGATGCAGTGGAAAATTGCACAGTTCTTCCTATGTATTGGTGAAAAAGAAATTGAGGGCAAAGTTAGAATGAACTGGCCGGCAGTTCCCGGAGCGAAGGGGAAGGCTACGATCGAGGTTACGCCTGGAAGAGATGATCCAAATAAGAAGTTTAATCATGTGAAGAAGTATCTTCCGTATGAACCGAAAAAATTTGAGGCAGGGAAGTTTTAATTATGGAACTTAGACCATATCAGTCAGAGGCAAAGGATGCAATCTTTGAAGAATGGGACAAGGGCGTGAAGCGTACGCTCCTGGTCCTCCCTAAGGGGTGTGGTAAGACGATTGTATTTGCAAAAGTAACAGAGGATTGTGTACGCAGGGGAAATCGAGTGCTTATTATGGCGCACCGTGGGGAGCTTTTGGATCAGGCTGCCGATAAGATCGGGAAAGCCACGGGACTTGGGTGTGCTACAGAAAAGGCAGAAGAAACCTGCCTGGGGAGCTGGTTCCGGGTTGTGGTCGGATCTGTTCAGAGCCTAACCAGAGAAAAGCGGTTAAAGCAGTTCCCGGTAGATTACTTTGACACCATTATTATTGATGAAGCACATCACTGCCTATCTGACAGTTATCAAAAGATCTTAGATTATTTCAAAGAAGCCAATATTTTAGGAGTAACAGCGACACCGGATCGTGGTGATATGCGAAATCTGGGGGAATGCTTTGACAGTCTGGCTTATGAGTATACACTTCCAAAAGCGATTAAAGCCGGTTATCTCTCTCCGATCAAAGCCCTGACCCTTCCCCTTAAGCTGGATCTATCAGCAGTGGGAATGCAGTCTGGAGACTTTAAGTCCGGAGATATCGCGACCGCACTGGATCCATATCTGTATCAGATCGCCGATGAAATGGAAAAGCACTGCAAGGATCGGAAAACGGTTGTATTCCTTCCTCTGGTCAAAACAAGTCAGAAATTCCGAGACATTCTAAATAGCAAAGGATTTAAGGCTGCAGAGGTAAACGGAGACAGTAAAGACCGTGCAGAAGTCCTGGCAGCCTATGAGCGGGGAGATTATAACGTTCTGTGTAATTCCATGTTACTTACAGAAGGGTGGGACTGCCCCAGTGTTGACTGCATTGTGGTGCTTCGTCCGACAAAGGTTAGAAGCCTTTACAGTCAGATGGTGGGGCGTGGAACCCGGTTGTTTCCGGGCAAGGACCACTTACTCTTACTGGATTTCTTATGGCATACCGAACGACATGAGCTTTGCCACCCTGCCAGTCTGATCTGCCAGGATGAGGAAGTAGCCCGGAAAATGACGGAGAACATCGAGCAGGCAGGCTGCCCAGTGGATATTGAAGCTGCAGAAAAACAAGCCGCAGAAGATGTTGTTGCTCAGAGGGAAGAAGCTCTTGCAAAGAAGCTGGAAGAAATGAAGAAGCGTAAGAAAGCACTGGTAGATCCGTTGCAGTTTGAAATGAGTATTCAGGCAGAGGATTTATCTGGATACGTTCCTTCCTTTGGTTGGGAAATGTCGCCACCCTCTGATAAGCAAAAGAAAGAACTGGAAAAGCGGGGAATCATGCCAGATGAAATAGATAATGCCGGAAAAGCCAGTCTGATCTTAGACCGACTAAACAAACGCCGGGAGGAAAATTTAAGTACTCCAAAACAGATCCGATGCTTAGAAAAATATGGCTTTCACCATGTGGGAACATGGAACTTTGACTCAGCTAAAAACATGATTGACCGTATCGCGGCGGCAGGCTGGCGGGGTGCACCTTCGGGCGTAAATCCGCGTGAGTATATACCGGAATAAGGAGACTTGAAACATGGATAGTACATACGACCTCATGGAGGTCCTAAATCATATAGACCCATCAGAGCTTAATTACCAGGACTGGATTAATGTCGGCATGGCTTTGCAACATGAAGGGTATTCCGTTGATGTGTGGGACCGATGGAGCATGAACGACCAGCGGTATCACGCAGGGGAGTGTGAAAAGAAATGGCGGGGCTTCCACGGGGCCGGTACTCCGGTGACAGGTGGAACCATTGTCCAATATGCCAGAGATCAGGGCTGGACCCCACCTTATGATCCTGGCACCGCCCTTGACTGGAACGATACCGTTTCAGCAGAAGGTGTTGTAGTTGATAAAAACTGGGTAGAGGAAAGAGAAGTTATCGAGCCCAGACAGTGGAATCCAGCCGGGGAACTTATCAAGTATTTAGAAACCCTGTTTGAAGCTGGGGAGAATGTCGGTTATGTAGTAAAGAGCTGGAAGAAGGATGAGAAATACCTTCCTGCAGATAAAGGAGCATACGGCAGGACAGCAGGGCAGTTGATTGAACTTTTAACACAGAGCAATGGAGATATTGGCAGCGTATTAGGAGACTATGATTCGGAGGGCGGAGCGTGGATCCGGTTTAATCCAATGGACGGAAAAGGCGCTAAGAATGAAAACGTCACTGACTTTAAATACGCCTTGGTGGAATCAGACTCCATGGAGATTGAAAAGCAACACGCCATTATCCGGGAACTGGAATTACCGGTTGCCTGTCTGGTGCACAGCGGCGGAAAGAGCCTCCATGCCATTGTAAGGGTCGACGCCGCAGATTACGGCGAGTACCGTAAGCGAGTGGATTATCTTTACGAAATCTGCAAAAAGAACGGGCTTGCTATCGATCAGCAGAACCGTAACCCGTCCAGACTATCCAGAATGCCCGGCGTTATGCGTGGGGATAAAAAGCAGTTCATTGTAGATACCAACATAGGAAAAGAAAGCTGGGCGGAGTGGAAGGAATGGATTGAGTCCATCAATGACGATCTACCGGATCCGGAAAGCCTGGACGATGTATGGAACAATCTTCCGGAGCTGGCGCCCACCCTGATTGATGGAATGCTCCGTCAAGGGCATAAGATGCTGATAGCAGGACCGTCAAAGGCGGGAAAGTCCTTTCTTCAGATAGAAATGTGTATTGCCATAGCTGAGGGAAAGAAGTGGCTTAACTGGGATTGCACGCAGGGAAAGATCATGTATGTAAATTTAGAGCTTGATCGGGCCAGCTGTCTCCACCGTTTTAAGGATGTGTATCAGGCTCTTGGGTGGCAGCCAAACAATCTAAAAAACATAGATATCTGGAACTTAAGAGGAAAGTCCCGTCCTATGGACAAGCTGGCACCCATGCTGATCCGCAGGGCAGCGAAGAAGAATTACATAGCCATTGTCATTGACCCGATCTATAAGGTCATTACCGGTGACGAAAACAGCGCGGATCAAATGTCTAATTTCTGTAATCAGTTTGACAAGGTGTGTACGGAGCTGGGCGTAGCGGTGATCTACTGCCACCATCACAGCAAGGGAAGTCAGGGCGGAAAGAAGTCTATGGATCGCGCCAGTGGATCGGGAGTATTTGCAAGGGATCCGGATGCACTCATTGATTTAATAGAGCTTGAAACAACCGAAGAACTGATGAAACAGCAAGAAAATAAAGCGGTGTGTGATGCCTGCAGACAGTACCTTGATGCGCATTATAAGTGGGAGGAAGATCTCTCACAGGACGATTTATGCAGTAGCTTTCAAATGCTTAATTACTGCAAAGAGAAGCTGGATAAATGGCAGATGATAGCCCTGGAGCGTAATATTGAGGCTGCCAAAGCAAAAGTTAAAGCAATGACGGCATGGCGAATTGAAGGGACCTTACGAGAATTTTCTAAGTTTGAACCGCAAAATCTCTGGTTTAATTATCCCATTCATGTGGTGGATCAGTCCGGAGTACTGGGAGATATTCAGCCGGAAGCAGACGCACCTTCATGGAAGCGAAACTTTAGTAAAAAGAAGTCTCCGGAAGAAGCAAAGAAGGAACGCAAAGAGAGCTTGGAAACACAATATGAATCCCTAAAAAGCTTTAACAAAGATGGAAAGGTGAGTATAAAAGATCTTGCTGAAGGTATGGGAACGACAGAAAAAACAATCCGAAATCGTATAAAAGAGCATGGTGGTTTCTGGATTGATGAAGGTTATGTGGGTAAGAAGTAAAGGGAAAAAGTCGAAGGGAAGTAGTTTCCCTTGTTGTGAAATATTCGAATGATTTCCCTTTCCCTTTAAAAGTGAAAACGTCGATAAATGCCGAGAATTTCACTCACAGGGAAAAAGTCGGAAAAACACCGAGATTTTCTAGGGAAAGGAAATGCTATATATATTACATATATATAAGGCTATTTTCCCTGACGGTCAAAGGGGGAAAGAAAGGTGGGCTTAAGCGCTGCCCACCCTCCTTCCTTCCCCTGTCCTTTGACAAATAAAAAATTTCACAACAATATTTTTGCACGTTAAATATTTAGAGAGGTAAAGTAAATGGTATCTGAATTTTTTATGCCAATGAAAAAGGTCCCCACCGTGACGCACCAGGAGAAGCAAGTGCATGTGGTGAATGGAAAGCCGGTCTTTTACGAACCTGAAGAACTGAAAACGGCCAGGGCGAAGCTGTTGGCTCACTTAGGGCAGCATGTGCCAGAAGAGAGGTATATTGGTCCAGTGAGGTTGATAACAAAGTGGTGCTTCCCCGTCCTGGGAAAACACCAGAACGGAGAATATAAGACCAGCAAGCCCGACACTGATAATCTGGTAAAGCTTCTTAAGGACGTTATGACAGAGCTGCACTTCTGGAAAGATGATGCTCAGGTGGCGTCAGAGATAACGGAAAAGTTCTGGTCAGATCTTCCTGGTATTTATGTGAAGGTGGAAAGCCTATGACAGATCAGGAGGTGCAAAAAGGGTTTGAAGAGGTTTATAACAAGTTCTGGCTCAATTATCGTGGAAAGGTTCTTCCGAAACATTCAGACGAATGGGAAAGAATGAATACCTGGGCAGTAGTGCTGATGAAGAAGTATCCTTTCATGGAGCAGGTGGTCGCTGAAATGATAGCAGAACTTGGACAGAGAATGCGGAGGGCTGAAGATGGCAGGTAAGAAGAAAAACAATACCCCACCTGAGCAGGAAATCCATATTTGTTCTTACTGCGGTAAGGAGATCCACGGGGATCATGTGTACATAAAGACTAAGAGACGGACTGAGCTGCACATACATTTTGAGTGTGTGCCGGGAAAAGTAACAAGTTAATTAAAAAATGAAAGGAGGATGGAGCGGTGGCCACCGTGACAGGATATCCTGGCTCCTTTCAAAATGAGAGACGTAATTATAGATTATTTCTGCGGCGGCGGGGGCGTGAGTACTGGTGGCGAAATGGCATGGGGCAGATGCTTTGATTATGCAATTAATCATAATGCCGCTGCAATAGCAATGCACAAATACAATCACCCATATACGCACCATTTCACGAAAGATATTATAAAAGTCAAAATTAACAAGTTCCTTACTTGGGAACAG